AATGTCAGTGCATCAGCAGCTGGTGTATCTGCATCAAGAGAGAATCCAATAGATAAAACTGAAGCAAACTGGGTATCAATTTATAGTGGTTCAAATTTTATAGTAGCTTCTTCATCTAATGATGTAGGATATAATTCTTTATATTGGGGAACATCAGCTTCATTTAGTGGTAGTGTAACTTCAACCACAACTGGTAATTCATTTAAATTACATACAATAGCTGATGGTGCCGTTATGAATAATATAGCACAAGATTCAGATAAATTAGCTGGTTCAAATAATACATTATTATCTGGTTCATCTAGTAATCTTAGATGGGAAGTTTCAAATGTAAATGATAATAAAGGAACATTTACATTAGTACTTCGAAGTGGTAAAGATACTATCAAAAGAAAACAAATTCTTGAAACTTGGACTAATGTAAGTCTTGACCCTAATTCAAATAATTATATTGCAAAAAGAATGGGTGATTCCAAAATGAATTTTGCGAAGGATACAGATGGTATTGGATATCTTCAACCAAGTGGTTCTTATTTAAATAAATCTAAATATGCATGGGTTGAAGTTTTAGATGTAACACCAGATTATCTTGATGAAAATGGTGCAGTTAGAATTGCTGCACAATCTAATTCATTACCAGATATTGGTAGTGGTTCAAATCAAGGTGCTTTCGGTGGAGGTTCAAATGGTTGGGCTGGATTTGATGGTATGGGAAATAGTGATGACGATGCATCTAATTCAGAGGCTAATTATAATTTCTACGATAAAATCGATTCTGAATCACAAGGATATTCACCAAATGATTCAGGTAATTCAGGTAGAGGATATGATTCATATATAGATGCATTAACTTTATTAAACAATGCAGATGAATATGACTTTAACTTATTATTAATGCCAGGAATTACACAAGATAATCACGGTGCCGTTGTTAATAAAGCGATTGATGTTTGTGAAGATAGAGGTGATTGTTTTGTAATTGCTGACCCAACTCAATATGGAAAAGCAATAACAGATGCAACTGGTGAGGCGAATGATTATGATTCAAACTATGCAGCTATGTATTACCCATGGATTCAAGTACCAGATGTAAGAACTGGACAAAACAGATGGGTGCCACCTTCAACAGTAATGGGTGGAATATATGCATTCAATGATAAAGTTGCACAACCATGGTTTGCTCCAGCAGGTTTAAATCGTGGTGGTATTGAAAATGCAATACAAGCTGAACGAAAATTAACTCATGGTAATCGTGACACATTATATGATGCAAATGTTAATCCAATTGCAACATTCCCAGGTCAAGGTGTAACAATTTGGGGTCAAAAGACCTTACAGAAGAAAGCATCAGCACTTGATAGGATTAATGTTCGTAGATTGTTAATTAAAGTTAAGAAGTTCATTGCAGCTTCTTCAAGATTCCTTGTATTTGAACAAAACAATTCAGCAACAAGAAAAAGATTCTTGAGTATAGCTAATCCATTCCTTGAACAAGTTCAATCAAATAGTGGATTAAATGCATTTAAAGTTGTAATGGATGAAACAAATAATACTCCAGACACTATAGATAGAAATATAATGTATGGACAATTATTCTTACAACCTACAAGAACTGCAGAGTTTATTGTATTAGACTTTACAATACAACCTACAGGAGCTTCATTCCCAGAATAAGAAATAATATCTTAAACACGGAATAAAATTAAAGAGGACTTATTAAATTTAAGTCCTCTTTTTTTATGTTTTATGATATTTATATATGAAACTGTAACCTTTTTAATTGGTAACTAGGAGAAAAATAATGGCTGAATTAATCGATGCTAATGATATAATGTTCACACCCTTTGAACCGAAATTAAAGAATCGGTATGTGATGACAATCGCTGGTATTCCAGCTTATACTATTAAAACTACTAATAGACCTCAAATAACTTTTGATGAAGTTGAATTGAATCATATGAATGTAAAAAGATTTGTTAAAGGTAAAGGAACTTGGCAAACATTACAATTTACATTGTATGACCCAATTGTTCCTTCAGCAGCTCAATCAGTAATGGAATGGGTGAGATTATCACACGAATCAGTAACGGGTAGAGATGGATATTCAGATTTCTATAAGAAAGATGTAACTATCAATGTTCTTGGTCCTGTTGGTGATATCGTTGAAGAATGGACTTTGAAAGGTGCTTGGATTCAAGATGCTACATTTGGTGATTTGGATTTCTCAGCAAGTGATCCAGTTGAAATTACTTGTACATTAAGATACGATTACGCTGTATTACAATTCTAATACATAAAATTAATAGTTAATATCATAAAAACCCTTAACAAAAGTTGAGGGTTTTTTTATTTTATATATATTTATATATGAAATGTTATGTAAATGGTTCAAAAAAGAGGTTACTATGAATTTCAGTAAAATAATAGAAAAGGTTATAGAACACGAAGGTGGTTATGTGAATGACCCAAATGACTTGGGTGGTGAAACCAATTATGGTATCACAAAGCGATTCTACCCTGATGTCGATATAAAGAATCTGACACGAGAACAAGCGAAAGATATATATAAACGGGATTATTGGGATAAGAATCGCGTTGAATCACTTCCAGAAAATCTATGGCATATATTCTTTGATATGTGTGTTAACATGGGTAGAGGAACAGCTGTCAAGATATTACAGAGAGCAGCGAATGGTAAAGGAAAAAATATTGAGGTAGATGGTGGTTTAGGACCAGCAACCATAAAAGCACTTAAAGGTGTAGAAGTAGAAAGAGTCAGAGCATATAGAGTTAAATATTATGCTGATTTAGTAACAAAGAAACCAGAGCAAGATAAATTTTACTTCGGTTGGTTTAAACGAAGTATGGAGGTATAAATACAATGTCAAATACAAATGAATTATATGAAACACTAAACAATCTATGGGAAGATTTTCAAGAAAATCATAGAGATTTTTCATCAAAAGGTAATAAAGCAGCTGGTGGTAGAGCAAGAAAAGCCATCGGTGAAATAAAAAAAATAGTTACAGATTATAGAAAAGCATCTGTTTCTGAATCAAAATCATAGGAGTTAAAAATGGCAGATAAAAAAGAATTTAAATTTCCAAGTGAAGTTGTAGATTTACCAAGTGGTGGTAAGGTTTATGGAAAAGATAGTCCACTAGTATCTGGTAAACTTGAAATAAAATATATGACGGCTAAAGAAGAAGATATTCTTACATCACAAAATCTTATTAAAAAAGGTATAGTTATAGAAAAACTTCTCGATTCACTTATTTTAACTGATGGTGTGAAAGTAAATGATTTAATATTAGGTGATAAAAATGCAGTTATGGTAGCATCTCGTATTTTAGCCTATGGTTCAGAATATACAGTTGAATTAGAAAATAAATATACTGGTGATAAGTTTGACCACACATTTAATCTTACAGATTGTCCATTTAAAGTTCTTCCCGAAGATATTGATTATTCAACGGGGGAGTTTGATTTTGAGTTACCAGTATCTAAAGTTAAAGTTAAATTTAAATTAATAACTGGACATGAAGAAAATAAAATTGATGCAGAAGTTAAAAGAACTAAAAAATATGGTACTTCTTCAGAAATAACATCAAGATTAAGAAATATAATAACAGAAATTGATGGTAATAGAGAACAAGATTTTATTAATGAATTTGTTCAGAATATGTTATCAAGAGACTCATTGGCTTTACGAGAATATCTAATAAAAGTAACACCAGATATAGAACTCAAGCAAGAAGTCGAAATGGAAGGAGAGTTGGTCGAGGTAGATATACCCCTGACCGCCAACTTTTTTTGGCCTACAACCAACCGATAAACCCACAATACACACAAGTATATTTCAGTTAGTATATTATGGAGAAGGATTCTCTTTTTCAGATGTATATGAGATGCCTATATATCTTCGTAGATTTTATTTACAAAAACTTACAGAAACTAAAAAAGAAGAAAAAAAACAAATCGACAAAGCTAATAAGCCTGCGTCAAATATCCAAAAACCAAATATAAGAAGATAAAATACTTTTAATTTTTGAATTATTGATATTTATATATGAATAATTACATTCATATTTAGGAGAGATATATAATGAGTAAACCAACATTAACAGAAGGTATATTATCCAAAATTACACAATTGTTATTAAAAAATAAAGTAAATCAGGTTGTAAATCTTTTTAAGAACGATAAAGAATTAAAAAGATTAAGTAAAGACTACGCAAAAGCTCATGATAAGTTTCAAAAGGCATTAAAAGCTCGTGAAAAAAAACGAAATGAACCGTTGCATAAAGTTTAATCTATAGGATATATTATAAATGGCCAATGAACAAAAAAATCTAAATACTGTAAAAAAGATTAATGCAGAACAAGAGAGACATAATATACTTTTAAAAAAATCTCAACTTGAAGTAAAAAGCTTGCAGAAGGGTTCTGCAGCCTACGCCAAAAAGATACAAGATATTAATAAAATTCTTGAAAATCAAACTAAATTAACTAATAAACTAAACGACTTAAATTATAAACAATCTGATATCAAAAACGCTATTCTTTTAGATATGCAAAAAATGTATGGTGCTGGTTCACAAAATCTTAAAATTACTAAAGATTTAGTTAAAATGGGTAGTATACAATATGATAATGAAGAAAAAGCTAAAAAATCTACTGGAACTCGACAAAAGTTTTTTCAGGGTGTAGCAGATGAGGTTGGAAATGTCAATGCTTTAACACAGGAGAGCCTTAAAAATGCAGAGGATTTAGGTACTGAAGATTTTAAATCAATGGATTTTACAAATGCAAAAAAAGAATTATTAGAACAACAGAATGCTATATCAGCTCGAATGTGGGGTAAAAATAAGGAAGCTGGGGATGCTATGATAGCAGACCTTGAAATAGGTAAGAAAAAACTTGATGAACTAGAAGCACAACACGATATGCAAGCCCGACAAAATGACTTAATAAAAGAAGGTAATGCTATAATGGGAGATGGAATTGACAATATGGTAAATAAAGTCAAATCTATTCCAGGTGGAGGACTAATTTTAAATATGATGGGATTAGGTCCAAAAGCTATAGATAAAATGAAAAAGAATTTGGGTAATGCGATGACAGATTTTGTTAAAGGTGGAGCTACTGATTTTAAAGGTCTTGCAAAGGGTATGACAGCCGCGATAGGTCCAAGTGGGGCAGTGTTAATTGGACTTGCAGCAGCAGTTGCTATATTTGCTGGATTTTTTGTAATGTTAAAAGCATTCTCAGGAGAGATGGATGCAGTTGGTGAAAAATTTGGTGCTATAGGAGTAAAACAATTTTCAGCTGATTTAATGTCAGCAGATGTAGAAATGAAGAAATTAGGTTTTGCAGCTGGTTCATCTGCAGAAGCAGCAAAGGAATTAGCTGACAATTTTGGTGTATCTTTTGCGGAAGGTATAAAACTGGCTCCTGCAATCGGTAATATGTCTAAAGTTTTAGGAATGAGTGTTGGAGAGGGTGCTAAATTAGTAGGTGTATTAACCACAGCGACTGGACTATCAGCTGAAGGTGCGATGAGTTTAGCAGAACAAACAAATGCATTAGCATCTGCACATGGTGTAGCACCAGGTGCGGTAATGAAAGACATAGCAGAAAGTTCTGAAATAATGGCCAAATTTACGGACAAAGGTGGTAAAAATATGATGGCCGCTGCAGTTCAAGCAAGAAAATTAGGTGTGTCATTAAGTACAAGTGCTAAAGTAGCCGAAGGGTTATTAGATTTTGAAAGTTCAATAGCAAATGAAATGGAAGCTTCAATAATGATTGGAAAACAGTTAAATTTCCAAAAAGCTCGTGAATTAGCACTTAATAATGATATTGAAGGTGCTATGGAAAATGTTATCTCACAACTTGGAAGTGAGGAAGAATTTAATAAGTTAAATGCATTACAGAGAGATGCATTGTCTAAATCTATCGGAGTATCGAATGATGAATTAGCCAAATTTGTGAAAAATCAAGATAAATCAGGTAAGTTGGCCGGTGAACTTGAAAAGAAATCATTTGAAGATATGGTTGGTGAAGATGCTATGAGTTCAATGACTGAATTTTTAGGTTCATTGAAAGCAATTGGAGCTGAATTAATGATTGCGTTTGGTCCTACCCTTAATGCGATTACTGGTATATTATCAGGTGTAACAACTAAATTACAAGAGAGTAAAGGTGCTATGTTAGCATTAAAAATAGTTGTTGGTGCACTTGGTTTAAAATTATTATTTATGGGTTTGTCAGCTATTTGGAGTGGGGTATTCGCAGCATTATCTTGGATACCATTTGTAGGACCAGGATTAGCAGCTGCAGGATCTTACGCGGCAGTTGCAATGATGATGGCTTCAGTATATCAAGCTCTTAAACCAGCACCTGCAGGTGATATGTTGTCACCCGCTTCTGGAAAAACACAAATATCAACAAAAGAAGGTGGATTATTCGATATGAGTCCAAATGATGATGTGTTGGCTGCACCAGGATTAGCAAAAGCAGTTGGTGGAACTGGTGGAGGTGGTGCAAATATCGATATATCTCCTTTAATTTCTGAATTGCGTGCAATGAGGGAAGAAGCTGCAATGGGAATTACAAGAAAAATAGAGGCAGATAAAACAAATGCAAAAAGTGGCTTCAAAGAAGCTGGTAGAGGTGTAACAAGTGCAGCGTTAGGTTCAGGAATTTAATATGGGTTTAGAAAATTTAAAAAATCTATCACCAATGTTTGACAATGATAAAGTTGTAAAACCACAAATACCTACAGGAAATTTAAGTTTTATAGCTTCAGCTGATGATTATTCACCAAAATATGATAATAATAGAACAATACCAGCCAAAGCGGGTAGTGACATATATTCTAATATAAATGTTTCATTATTTTCTGTACCTTCTTTTACAGACTTTAGTAATTATTCTCCCATTTCTAGTAATCATATATTAGATAAACCATATGATAAAATTCAAATAACATCAGCAGAATCATTTTCACCTGTATTTAATCATGATATAGTTAATAAACCATATGAAAAAGAAATGTTAATCAAGATGTATCCACCAACACAGATGATAGAAACTTTTGGAGAAATTACAAGTACGGTTAATAATTTTATAATACCACCTATACCAGGTGGATTTACTAAAAATATGGAAAACATAACTGATTCAAAAATAGCTCCTGGTGGTGGTCCTGTTTATGTTCAACCAACTAATATGATTGATAAATTTGGAACTATAGCAAGTCCTATTCAACAAAGTTTAAATTCACCATCAACAACTTCTTGGGAAAGTTTATATAATGCAGACCATACACCTAGACTGGCAGGCCTATTGGGTTATCAATATAGTTCTAATGTTTCAAGTGATAATTTAAATATTTATAATCATGATAAGACAAATTGGTATATAGCAGAACCTTATATAGTTACAAATATAGGAAGTAGAGATGCTGGTGGTAGAATAGCTCCTGGTGATAGAGGATTAAAAGATGCATCTCGGTTATCTTTTTGGGCTTCCAACCATCCCGGATGGTGGCTTGAACAAAGTTTATATCAATTTTTAAATCCTCGTAGTCATAGAATGTTTTCTGAATCAAAAGTACTTACTAGTGGTATTCCAGTAGCTGGAACTGGTGTTAAATTTAGACAACATAGAGGATATGATTTAGCAGGTGGTTCACTTTTCGGTATTAGTTGGCCACCAACTGGTGATATATACACTAACACAATTATGGACTTAACTCCTGGTGGACTTGGAGAATTTGCATCTAAAGATGCAGCAAGTGAAAACCAATTTTTATATGGAAATTTCTTCCAATCTCGTACAGACGATTGGAAAAAATTTGTAGCACCAATCCCATTTGATGGTGAAATTATGCCACTTCCAGTAAGAGATTATGCTACCAAACAAAAAATGAAGACTGTGGAAACACCTATAGCAGATGAAGGAATGGGTTATGGAATGAAATCAAACATACCATTTATTTCTCGTAGATTAACTTATACACCAAGAGATGAACATAAATATGCACAGATTACCAAAGGTTTAATTCCAAATTTTTTCTATTCACTTCCAGCTGTGGGTGATGGGAATGAAATAGGGTATCCTAAAGGTGGTACTTTTGATAATATAGAAAAAAGAGTTAGTGATAAACACAATACTGTTCTTCATAAAGATATGAGAGGAGTTTTTGGTAATTTTGGAAATATAGAAAATCTTTGGTTAGCTAATGCTATTGGTACAACAGATACATATAATTCTTATACGCCATCAAAAACAGTAAATACATCAATGGATTCAAGGGTAGAGAAAAGAAGTGGAATGTTTGGTGATTTTATGACAATGACTGAACTAAAACTAAAACCAAATGCAAAAACACTCGAAGACGCATATGGTGATTCTGCTGAAGATATTGAAAGTCCTACAAATGGAATGCCATTCTATTTTAAAGATTTAAGAGATAATACATATCTAATTTTTAGAGGTTACCTAGATGGTATAACTGAAAATATAAGTCCAAGTTGGGCAGAACAAACATACATTGGAAGAAGTGAACCAACTTATCTTTATGAAAGAGCTACTAGAGATATAGCTTTTAATCTTAATGTTTCTGCACAATCTGAACAAGAACTAGATATAATATATAAAAAATTAAATAGATTAACATCTTTATGTTATCCAGAGTATAAGAAAGATTATGTTGGTGGTCTGTTAGGGAAAACAAGAATGAAACCACCATTAACAAAATTTAGATTGGGTGAATTATATGGTAGTCAAGATAATGAAGTACTTGGATTTATTAAATCTTTAAGTTATACAATTCCTGATAATACTCCATGGGAAACTAAAAATGGAAAAAGAGTACCCAAAATAGTTACAGCTGCTATAAGTTATCAAGTTTTACATAATGAAACTCCAAGTTTAAGATTTGCACAAAAACAAGAATCAGGAAACCCTCAAAATGCATTTTATGGAATTAATAGTAAGGTTGGAGTATAAAAATGCCAAATAGATATCAAACAACTAAAATAATAAAAGATAAAAGAAAACAAATTTCAAAATTCGGAACAACTATTTATGAAGATGTACCACTATCTAATGATGATATGTATGTTATAACACAAGCAGGTGATAGGTTAGATAATTTAGCTTTTCAGTATTATGGTGACCAACATATGTGGTGGTTTATAGCAAGAGCAAATAATATAAAAACAATGAATGTTTCAGCAGGAACAAGATTAAGGATACCAATTTCAACAGAAAAAGCAAAAGGTAACTAAAGGTTATGATATTAAAAAGTCCAATCGGTGATTTACCACAGAATCAAGAGGTAATTTGGCAGTGGCTATATTCAGCAGGTGATGTCGCTCCAGGTGGTAATTATTATTTAGAAGAAGGTGAAAAATTATATTTAGTATTTCATACTAGTAATATAGAAGATTGTGTATATGATGAAAGCTGTCAATTTGAAGGTTTATTAGAAATAGATCTTGATGTACTTGTTGACTGTGACCCAGATGCTGCACCAAATGAAAGTTGCTTAAATTATTTTCAGACGGGTGCGTTAGGTCATCCATCAACAGATAAAGAATGGCATTGGGGATTTTTTGCTCAATTAAGTGACGGATTATTAGCACTTGATGAAACATCTTTTAGATTTATAACACCATTATATGGTTGTACAGACCCAGAAGCAGATAATTATAATGAAAATGCAACCGATGATGATGACAGTTGTAATTATACTATTCGTGGATGTACAGACCCAAATGCATTAAACTATGACCAAACCGCAACTCTTAATCATGCATGTGAATATGAAGAAAGTCCTTTAGTTGATGAAGATGAACAGACCTCCACATTAAAGGGAGGAATTAGTAACAGAGTATTTGGTGCTGATATACCATTAGAAGTTAAAAAGAAACTATCACTTAGACAGATGTTAAATCAAGATGGAAGTATTTTTAAATCTCAACAATCAGTAAAAACTCCATTTGGATATATTAGAAAAGAAGATTATGAAACTAATTATGCCGGACAAGCAGATTTGTCATCAAGAACACCATTTGCAAGATTGTGGACAGCTATAGCTGGTGTAATAGACGAACAATTAGAATCCGCCCCAACGGTACTTAATGATAATCAATATGAAGCTGATGATGGTTTTATTCATGAATATAAATCAATGGGTGAACCAATTATTTATATGATTGGAAATCATGTTTTAAATACAATAAATGTAGGAGATTCTGTAGGAGAACAGGTACAAGGAGCTCCAACACATAGAGATCAAATTGTAGATAGGGTTCTTCCACACGAACAACATACCAATCATAATGAATTTTTTAAACCTCCAGCTGGATTAAAATCAGTTTCTTCTACCACCGAAGGTGCAATGGGAGCATTAAAAAAGACAAAGGTAAGTTTTGATGTTCATAATTTCCACGATTTTGATAAAATCTATAGTAGATATTTTATGAGACATGGAGCTCAAATATTTGTTGATTTTGGATGGGATACAGTTGTTCCTAATTTATATGACCCTAAAACTTTAATTGAAAGTAATGATATAGATAATAAATTATTTGGACCAGAGGGACATGTAACTCTATCAACAGGTGATTTGGAAGTTCTTGTTGGATATGTAACTAGTTATGATGCTAAAATAAAAGAGGATGGTAGTGTAGAATGTGAACTAGAAATAGTATCGAAAAATGCAGCATTAATAGATAGAGATATCGGTGATGATACTAAATTAAAAGATAAAATAAAATATGGTTTAGATATGGAAGTGATACGATTTGCTGCTTCGGCGTGGGATGGAATGCATTCATTAACAGAAGCAAATTGGTCAGTAAATGTTGAAGAACAAGCAGAATGGGATAAATTATTTGCAAAATTCGCAGCTGCGAATATAGGCCAAACAGGCAAACAAGGAGAACATGCAAAGCAGAATTGGAAGCATCATGGTAATCATTATATTAGAAATTATCCATCTGTGAAATCAGAAAGAATAGGTGTAATGTGGGCAGGTGAAGATGTATCTAATAAATCTTTATATGTATCTTGGGGATTTTTTGAGGATAAAATATTAAATACAGAATTTGGATTCGCACAACAAGAAAAAGAGGTACAAGATGATATAGCTAAAAATTTTGAATCACGCTATAGTTCACTAAATTCATTTGTTAGATGGGATAGATTTATATGGCAATCCCAACTTGAAAGAGAAAATTTATATACAAATAATGCCAGCGAAAGATTAAATTTTTTGTATCCCTACAATTGGAGTGATACATATAATACAAGAAGAAATAAAGTACCAGATGATAGAAAAAGTGAAAAAATAGAAAAATTAATGGAATCATATGAAAAATTTGATAAAGTTGATAAATCTTTAAATAGAATACCCATTAGAGAAATATTTATATCATTAGATTTAATCAAAGAAGCAGTAGATAAGTCAGATTCTATTGTACAAATGATAAAACATATAACAGATGCAATTAATAAGTCATCAAATGATATATTTGACATACAAGTAGCTACAAATAAATATTCAGCATCAGAATTAAGTTTTATTGATAGAAATTATCTTGGATTTAATAAAGTAGATGATGTAAATATGATGGATAAATTATTTGAATTTAAACCTAATTCTCCCAATTCAATTGTTCAATCATATGATTTATCTTTTGCTGCACCAAAGGGTGGATTACAGAATATGATAGCAATACAAGGTATGAAAGCGGGTGGAACTATATTTCCAGTTACAGATGTTTTAGACCAAGCTTTAGCTTTAGAGAGTTTAGAAGCACAAGATATGAAAATGAGATATTTACCACTTGTTGGAACAAATAGAGCAACGGCTATACAAACTAATGATTCTTCAGCTGGAACAATCGAACAAAATTATCACCATTCTGATTCACTTTTTTATGGTAATCCTGATGCCCAAAAGTTAGGAGCAGTAGCGGGTTTTGATGATGGTAAATATGGAATAGCGGAAGATATTCAAACAATAAAAAAGGGTGGTAAAATAGACGCTAAAAAAGTTGAAAATGTAGATAAAACATATAAAGAAATTGAAGAAGATGAAGGTGTTGAAGTATGCAAAGATGTATCAGAATATTATATGAAATTAGGTAAAAATGATTTTTATACAAAACAAAAAGCTAATATTATTCCAATAACATTATCTTTAGAAATTTATGGTATTTCAACTCTTGTCCCTGGTGATTTATGTAAAGTTGATTATTTACCAGAAAGATTTAAAGGCATAGTTTATTTTCAGATAACAAAGGTTGAGCATGATGTAGATGGTTCTAAGTGGACAACTAAACTTGAAACAGTAATAAGAACTGACTTAGATGCGAAGAAAAAAGGTGGTTTATATAAAGAACCAAAAGATATGTGTATTAAAGCGAGTCATCTAAAAGATAAACATGGTAGTAGTGATTATGGACCTTATAATTGGGGAAGTGACGTAAATGGTTTAAAAAACTTCGTGAAATTAGTAAAACCAATTAGACCTAATATAGATGGTATTGACCTATGGCACGCGAGTTATGGTAAAATTTATATGTATACTTTTGTAGCTGCTAAAACCGGAACTTGGACATGGAATCAAATGAGAATGATAGAAAACTATACTATTCGGCCTGGTGGCTGCCCAGCAACAGCATCCGGCGATAGTTGGATTAGAACCATAGTCAATCCTTATTATACATGGCATGAATCTGGTTTTGGTAAAATTAATAAGGTATGGCTAATAGAAACTCCAGATTTTAAGGACAACTATAGGTATTGGGATGCAACTTTAGGAAAATATCCAGTATTAAATAGATCAAAA